CTGCAACGGCCTGGCGGTAGAGATCAGCCGGCACCATGTCGTCGGCCGAATCACAGGCGGCCTTGGCCTTGCCTTCCTTCGGCATGGCCATGTCCATCTCTTCGTCCATGTCCATTTCCTCGTCGTCGGGGTCTTCTTCTGTGGATTGAGCGGCCTCAGGGTCTTGCCACTCCTCATCTGGCGCGGGCTTCATGGCCTTCTTGCCCTTGTCGCTGTCCGTCCGGTGTGCCGTGAGGCTTTCCGTCAGGTGCTCGATCACGGCGGTGCCGAGGGCTGCCGCAGTTGCCATGTGGTCCTCCTGTTGGGGTGATTGCCCATCGATGCGATCGACGGAAAACGCGCAGTCAGCGTCCGCACCATCCATGTGGATGCGAAGCTCGGACCCGCCGCGGGCCCGGCGCACCACAGCGACGTGATTGCCGCTGATCTTGCGCTGCACACCGTCGTATCGCTGACCCTGGTAGACGCCTGGCGTCGGGTCGTACTCGACCCTGTAGCCCACGCTGATCTCCCTGGCATCACGCCGCTCGACGGCCTCGATGGCCGCACGATCGGTGAGCGTGATGGTGCCGGTGACAAAGCCGTCGTCGTACTCGATCCGGGAGCCGGTGGCCCCCTTCTGGTACTGGGCGGCAGTGTCGGGGGTGAGCAGCTCCGGGGGGTGCTCCAGCGTCACCGGCAGGCCGCCGAGGCTGAGGATGGAGTCCTTGCGGGCTACCTCTTCCTCCGGGCGGAGCTCAACACGGATCGAACCGTCAGAGTTGCGGTAGCGCTGCAGTCCGGTGCGGGCGAAATGGGCCTTCACACGCAGAAAGCCCTCCGGGGTTTTCTCCCAGGAGGGGCTCAGGGTTGCGCGATCAAACCGAATCCCGTCAGGCACCGTGCTGTGGTGGCTGCACCGATTGTGATGTGACCTCTCTACGTTCTGGATGCCTTATGGCGTTTCTGCATGAGCGGAAGTCTGTATAGCTGCAGGCAGGGCAACACCTACTACCGACATTTTCTTGGCGGGCGGTTGAAATTGCTGCGGGAACGTCGCGGCCTCAGCCAGCAGCAGATTGCAGAACAGCTCGAGGTGGATCAATCCTGGGTCTCACGCCTCGAAGCAGGGAAGGTGCCGGCAGAAGCCGGGCAGATCCGCACGCTATGCCTGCTGCTGTGCGTTGACCCGGCCCTGCTGCTGGATCTCTAGGCCTCGCCGTCGTCCTGCTCGGGGTCTCCCTCGGGGGCCTGGTCGGGGATGGTGGCATTGGGGTTGAGCTTGCGCATGATCGCCACCTCACGCTTCACCACACCCCAGTCGATGCCAACGGCCCATGGGGCGATCTCATCGCCCTCCTCTGCATCGGCCGGCGGGGCCGCGCCCTGGGGGGCCTCCTGATCGGTGGGCTGCAGATCGGGATCAGCTGCATCAGCCTTGGCCGTGGCATCCCCCCCGTCCTCCGTGACCCAGAAGAAGTCCGCCATCCGGTCGCCAATGGTGCTGCTCATCGCCTGGCCTCAGTTGATCCCATGGTGGTGCGCTCAGTACAGGCAGCGGGTGGGAACACGATTCCAGCCGCGCATGTCGCCGCGGGCAGCGAGTGCGCGGGCCTGATCAATCCTATTCAGACAGCTCTGCCGCTCGCTGGCTTGGGACGTTTGATTGAAATCGATCGCGGTGCGGTTGTATTCCATGCACGTCTGAAAAGCAGTGCTGGTGGTGAACTGGCTGCAATCCCACACGTTCATCCGGTACTGGGCGCGAACGGCGGCAGGGAGCACCACTGCAGTGGCGGCAAGGGAAACGGCGGCAAAAGCTGCCATGGTGAGGGGTGCGGGCATTGCTTTGCCGCAGGGGACAAAACAGTTGTAGCACGTTAATCGCAGAAGCTGGCCGGTTCGGGTGTGGTGGGCTTCCCGCCTCAGGTTGACCCATCCATGATTTGAGATGCTGCTAGGACGGTGCTGTCATCGCCTTGCCCCCTATGGGCCACAACAAGCCGTCACATCAGCACTCGGGAGCACCCGGCCGATTCCTCGCCCAGGGGCTTCTGATCCCTCTGGCGGTGATGCACGCTGCCCCGTGCATGGCGCAGTCCCGCTGGGCCTATGACCCAGCATCGTCCATGGCGACTGCTTTCTGCGCAGCCAGGGCCATGGGTAAGTCGATGGCAGAAGCCAAAGATGCAGCCAACACCGCCGGCGCCGCGGCCTTCCAGGGTGGGATCGGAGCATTGCTCGGGAGCAGGGCGCAACTGAAGGAACTGGGTCAGCGGGCCGGCTACCTCACCGTGAAAATGTGCCCTGAACTGATTTCGCAGTGACCCCTCGTTCCCCCCTGGATGGGGGGTGCTCGTAGCCTCACCGAGGGGGTCGGCCCTACCCGTAAGGATGGGCGCCGGGAGCAGTGCCTTGGGTCGCTGCTCGGGCGCCGGTATCGGAGGCCCCCACCACTTGACAGCCAGTCGGATACGGTAGTGTTTTCTCACTCGGTGGCGACATCGGGGAACCCAAACGCCCGCTCCGAGCGGGAGCTATTTCATGAACAACTGCTTCACCCCATTGGGGATGGATTGCCGCACCTGGAATGGCGTGGAGATCCAGCGCCGGCCTTCAGACGGCTACGTGAATGCCACGGCCATGTGCAAGGCCCACGACAGGGAGTGGTCCACCTATGCCCGGGCCGAGCGCACAAAGGAGTACATCAAAGCCCTCGAGGCCGTCCTGCAGAATTGCGGGACGGAACTGGTGCAGTCGATTTGGGGCGGCCTGCCTCACCTGCAGGGCACCTGGGTTCACCCGCGCCTTGCCGTTGATCTCGCCCGCTGGCTGTCACCAGCCTTCGCGGTGTGGATGGACGGCTGGTTCCTGGACGTGATGCGTCAGAAGCTCCAAGGCGGTGATGACCTGCTGCCGATCGAGCCGCGGCCGACAGAAGCAGCAGCAGCACCCATCCGCCAAGGCGCGACTGCTCACCGCCTGCTGTTCTGCGCCCCGCCGGCGTGGGGCGAGGTGGTGGAGCGCTACGTGGCCGATGTGGATGCGGAGATGGCTCAGCTGCCCCCTGCTGATCGCCCGCGCTCACGTCGGTTCGCCAGGCCACTGGCGCAGCACTTCATGCAATACCTGATCAACAACCACGCCCAGCTGATGATCCCGGCCAACCCGGCGGCGGTGGCCCTGCCGGTGGCACCAGTCAGCAGTGCAGGGTGTGGCGGGAGCAGCAACGTGGAGGTGATTCCTGAGGCCCCTGTTCGCCCACGAGGCCGGCGCAACCATGGCGGCCTCGCTCAGCGGCTCACGGCACCAGAGCTGGCCCATCGGCTTGGCATCGACTGCAGCACCCTTAACGCCTGGGCACGTCGTCATGGCGTTGGTGCTGTTCGTGACGGCTGGAAGCTGATCGGCAAGGGTCGGCTGTCCTGCGACATCACCGGCTGGTCGATTCCACAGACGAATGCCAGCTGGCTGTGGGAACGCATGTTCTGACCACTGAATCAAGACCCGATCAAGACCATTTCGACCTTTCTGAGCACCAACATGAACACCACCACGAACTGGCCTCCCACCGACTGGGAGACTTCCATGCACGCCGAGTTGCACATCCTCCATGCCCTGATCCTCAGGGTCGGGATGCTGGCAGCCGGGATGGACAGCACACCAGAAGAACGCACGCGGCTCTCGCTTTGCGCCAACGAGACCGCTCAGGGGGCCTGCTCATCGCCTGCAATCGAGGAGCTCCGCCAAGAGCTTCGGCAGATCGCCAGGGGGACAGCTCTTGCCGCACAGGCGGCTGTGAGTAGGGCGATGGCGTCACCCGATGATCCGCGTCACGCTCGCTGAAGCCGATCCTGCAGGGCCACCAGGCGATCCTCGATGCTGTCCCGCCGCGGCCGGCGCACAGGCTCCAGTCGCACAAGGGTGATGCCCAGCTCATCCCCCCAATCCACGTCCTCACCAAGCCTCTGCCGCAGTACCTCACCAAAGGGCCGCACTTCTGCCACACGGAACTTCTGGCCGGGCTGCACCAGGGCCTCCTGTTCATCTGTGCCTGTGAGGCCCTTGATGGACCTGGCTCCATGACCAGGGCCGTACTCGAACACCACCTGATGAGCGCGTGACTCGCCATCAAGTGCGCCAGAGGAGAAAGCCACTGCCACACCGTCGTAACCCTTGCGGGCGAAGGGGCTCTCGGCTGTAGTGGATTGGAAGCCAGGGTCACCTCCCACCCGGCCAACCTTGAACTCGGCCAGCTGCTCAGGGTCCATCGAGACACCTCGCCAAACAGCGTGTTTCACCTCAGGGAGCTTCTGCAGTGCCCCTTTGACCAGCTCGGCGTAGGCCAGGGCCTCGTCATCCTTCATGTCGGCATGGGGGCGGGCCTGCCCCCGCAGGGCGCCGTTGATGTCGCGGTAACCGGTTCGGGTGTACTGGACAACAGCCCCCAGCTCCAAATCATCAAGCCCCCGCTCCGCGGCGTGGGCCGTGATCCTGCGCTTCTTGGCGATCGTTTCGTCACCGCCTGACTTCCTCCAGCTCCTCACAAAATTGGAGAGCCCCGTGGCTTGCGTCAGGCTCAAGCTGGGGGAAGCCGCGGCGGCCGGGCCACCTTGGCCCTTGTGGCAAGTGAGCCCCGGCGCGATGTGACTGGCACCGCACGGCTGGCCGCCGCCGGAGCCCTGGGTGGCCTGCTGCAGGAGACCGCTCTTCCTGCCGTACTTCTTCTGCAACGCGGCGGTCCGCCGTTCATCGGACTCTTTCTGCCTTGGGGTGCGCCGATCGGTGATGCCCCCATGAAGCCCGCCGGGGGTCATCGCCTGGGCTGAGATGTCCGACTCGAAGATGTCCAGGCGCTGCTCCAGCTGATCCAGCCGGGCGCCAGCCCTGGCGGCCATCTGCTCCGATGGCGAAACGGCGCCGAACTCCGGCAGCTCCATGGCCGCCTTGACGAATGCCTCCTCATCGGGGTCCACAGCTGAATCGGTCCTGCCTGCCTTGGCGATCTTCCCGTCCTTGATGAGTGCGATCCCATCATTGGTCGCCCCCTCTGGGAACCGAAATCCAAAGGCCTCGTACAGCCTCTTCCTCCGCTGCCCATAGCCGTCCTGGTTCCAGCAGTTGCAGGTGAGCGTGGTGCCATCAGGCAGGTCGCGGAGCATCTCGCTCATCTGCCGGAACACATTGCGAGCCACCAGGGCCCCGTCATCGGGGCCCATGCTCTTGCGATCGAGCCCAGACTGCAGGGCGGTCGATGGCAGGTCCACCTCGAACGAAAGGTCCAGGGCCTGGATCGTGGGGGCCTTACCGGGGATCCCGGAGCCGATCGGGAGCGTTTTCACGATCGGGTGCACCTCAACCTCGTTGCCCAGCTCCGCAACCCGCCGGTGCATCTGAGTTGACCAAACCCAGTCGGTATCTGGATCACGCATCCGCACGTTGGTGGGGATCGCGTGGACCTTGGCCGACACCTCAAGGGCCGGGCCGTCCCCACCGCTCAGGGTCAGCTTGAACCTGCGCACACGCAGCTTGTCACTTGCGTCAGCCATCTCCAGCTCAACCTGAGCCTTCCGCAGTGGCTTGGACGCCGCCACGGCGGCGCCCTTGTGGCAGGTGAGGCCAGGGGCGATGTGCGATTGCCCGCAGGGCTGCCCCGCGCCGGCGCCCAGGTTCAGCCCCAGCTGACCCGGCGACTGCTTCACCTTGCGGGCATCCAGCCGGGCCTCCAGGGCCGCAATGCGGCCGAGCAGCTCAGCAGATGGCATGGGCTACCTCCCTGGTGATCCGGGCCATCAGCCGGGAGTCAAGCCGGGCCAGGCGATCCTCGAGGCCATCAGCTCGATCAGCGTCTCCATCACCCTCACCGTCAGGGCTGAGCATCACCAGCTCGTAGAGCAGGCCCTCCAGGTCGATCGTGCCGTCACCATCGAAGCGGCCATCCTCCCGTGCGCCGCCGATCCGCTGCAGCTTGCCGCCCTGCACCACGGCGAACATGGGGCCCATTTCGTAGAGAGGGGCGCTGAAGCCGGCCCGCTCGTAGAGCCTCTGGCGGCGGCTGCCCAGCCCGTCTTCAGACCACGCCTCACAGGTCACCAGCTGACCATCGGGCAGCCCCTTGATCACGTCCTGCATCTCGCGGAATACCGCAGATGACACCCGCTGCCCCACCTCAGGCGGCACTGCCATCTGGTTGTAACCCAGCGAGCCACGGTTCGCCCCTGTGGTGAAGCCCATGGCCAGGGCCTTGACTCCCGAATCAGGGAGATCGCTCAGCCCCATCTCCTTGAGCTGAGCGATCAGCTTGGGCCCCACGGCCTCCTTCTCGATCTGGATCTCGAAGGCCACGGAATCCGTCTCGACCATCTTCCCGGTCCAGTCCTTCAGCTTCACCGGTGCATCAAGGCCCACCTTCCCGCCGGTCTCACCGGTACCGTCTTCTGCTGTTTCCCGGTATTTCCCGAAGATGCCCTTCTGTGGCTGATCCGGCGCCTTGGCCTTCTCCACGAAACCAGCAGCAGCCGACTGAAGCCGGCCGCGGCGGCCCTGTGCCGGCGGGGGGGACTCCGCAGGGGGCTTGGGTGCAGCAGCAGCAGCAGCAGCAGCAGCAGCACCGGCGGCGGGCCGAGCCGGTGGGGCTTGAGGAGGGGCCGATGCTGCCGGGGCCTTGGCAGGTGCCGCAGCCACAGCGTTCAGCTGTTCGCCAACAGCAGCGGCGCCTGCGCTCTTCGATCGGCATGTCTTCGAGGGGGGCAGACAGACAGTGCCGCAGGGCGTACCGGTGTTGCACTTGGCCTTCGCCCGGGGCTTCCCGCTGCTCTTCCGGCGGGGGGCATCCATCCGGCCCTGCAGGACCGCCAGGCGGTCCTCGAGGGTGATCGAATCGAACAGGCTGGCGGTAGGGGCCTCATTGCTGGGCCGCTGCCGCAGGCCGGCACGCTCGAGCTCCTCCTGCATCCCGGCGATCACCAGCTCCTCCAGCTCACGCCGCACTGCAGTGAGCGGCTCCCCGGACTGCACCCGCGCGGCGGCCGAATTGAGAGCGGCGCTGATCGGCCCGCTCTGGTTCTTCATCTGGTTAAACACCCGCAGCACCTGAGCGGCCTCACTGGCGACCGTGGCGCTCTCCGCCTGGTTGATGACGTTCCCTGCCTTCTCCTGCAGTGCCTCGGCGGCCCTGCTCTTGGAGACAGTGGCGAAGAGGCTGCGCTCCTTGGCCAGCTTGCGGCGGAGCCCATTGGCGAGCTCGGCGCGGGTCAGGCCCGTATCGACCGTCTCCTTGTTCCCGAACACATCAAGGGTGCCCTGGTTGATGGTCTCGGAGACCGCCAGGCTCTGGACGTACTCATTGAGCGTGCCGTCACTGACGCTCTTGCGGGAGCGGAGCATCTTGCCGATCTCGCGCTGCTTCTCCATCGGCAGGCCGGAGCCGCCGATGATCGCGCCGCGGCCGATGGACAGGTCACCCTGCACCACGGCGTTGAACATCTCGGCGGGGAGCTTCGCCAGGGCGAGGCCCTTCTCCGCCTTGCCGCTGTTCAGTGGCAGGCCCTTCTCCTCGATCTGCTGCTGGTTCTTGATGCCGGTGTCACGGAAGAACTTGGCGGCATCAATCTCGGTGCCAGCACCTTCCGCGATGTTCTGCATGGCGCCGATCGCCCGGGCGGTCTTGGCATCGGGGGCATCGAGGAACCGAACAGTGACGTTTTCGGCGCCGAGCCGGCGGGCCAGGCCGATCCGGTTGTGGCCGTTGACCACGTAGGTCTTGCCATCGGCGGGGTCTTCCCAGACGCTGATCACCCCAGCGAGGTTCTCGTCCCACTTCTTGACGCCCTTGAGGCTGCCCACCTCACCGGTGGCGGTGGCCTTCATCTTGTACTGGAACCGCTTGGGGTCCACATCGATCTCATCGGGAGAGATGTCCCGCACCTTGCTGCTGCGCTGGCCGGGGGCATCAGCACCGGCGGGGGCTGCGGGCAGCTTGCCGGTGCGCAGGAACTCAGCGATCTCGGGCCGCTCCCGCATCTTCTTGAGCTTGTCCACGTCCCGCTTCTCGCGCAGCTCAAACGCCTTCTGCAGGCGGGCGGTCTCCACCGCTGATGCCTGCTGCTTCGCCATGGGGTCACCCTCCTTGGCCAGTGCCGAGAGCTGCCGCAGGCGCTGCTTGCTCATCGCGCTCCTGGGGGTGACCCTGCACTCCTTCTGCAGGGAGATGCAGCTCGAGCCGCAGCTGTAGCCGGTGGAGCACTTCCGCTTGCTGGCCAGCTGGGTGAACTTCGGCCGCTTGAAATCCATCCGGGTGCCGGCACCGACGCGCAGCTCGAGGAAACCCTGGCTGCGTGCCTCCCACGCACGCTCACTCAGCCCGTCCCATGCCGGGCGATAGCCGACACCCTCCCCATCACACCGGAACCTGTAGAGCAGGCCCTCAGCCGCCACCCGGCCGCTGGTGACGCCATGGCTGTGCTGCTCCCAATCCAGCACCTGCGAGCCGGGCAGCTGCTCAGAGAGCACGTCCTGCAGCATCCGCCCCACGGGGTCAGCGGCATCCCGCCGAGCGAACAGGGGCATCGTGTTGTCGTACTCGGTGACACCGAACAGGCCCGTTTGGCTGGCTTGCTGTCGGGCCATCGCCGCGGCCACCCGGTTGCGCTCAATCGTGCGGTTCTCCTTCTCCCATGCCTTGGCGCCCTTCTGGTCGCCGGCTGCCGCAGCCTGCTTCTGCTGCTGCCGGGCGAAGACGGCCTGCTGCTTGGGGGTCTCCACCTCGCGGGCTGAGAGCTCAGCCTTTGGACGCCGGCGGCCGGCCTTGATCTCCTGGGCCATCACCATGCTCTCCAGGTCGCCGGTGGTGATCTCATCGGCCTCGGACGGCTTCAGCTTCTCCCCGTAGCCGGCAAGGTCAGCGATCAGCTGTTTTCGGCGGGGGTCTTCCTTCGGTGCAGCCGGCACCTTCCGCCGCGGCACGGCGATGTCCCCCAGGAAGCCGGGCCCTGCATTCACACCCGGCACCACGTTGCCACGCTGGGCAGGAGGGGCTGGGACGGTCTTGGCCTCCAACTTGGCGACAATGCGACGGGCGGCCTGCACCGATGGGTTGTCGGGGTGCCCAGCTGCCGTGGCCTTCATCCGCTCCAGCCTGGTGGGCGGCCTCAGTTCGCCAGCGGCGACCTTCTGGTTGTAGTCGGCTTCCAGCAGCTCCCGCGCCTCCCGGATCTTCGCCTTCTGCTGCTCGACGGTCGCATTCATGCGGCCCACCTGCTTCTGGCTCATGCGGGTGCGCCCCCCGGGGGAGATCGCCGCGGCGGTCACCTCCATGGTCGAGCCAGCCGCAGCCTGGTGCTGCTCGAGCGTCTTCACCTGGGGGGTGCCCTTGCGCAGTTCCTGGCCCGACTCCCGCAGGGCCCGCATCTCGAGGGCCCGCTCGGCGCCAGATGCCATGGTCAGCCCTGGCGGCGGGGGCGGCTCCGGATTGGCCAGCCGGTAGGCGGTGCCAGCTGCTATGCCGTGGTTGTAGGCCAGCAGAAAGGCATCCTGTGCGCTGTAGCCGGCCTGCAGCGCACCGATCACGGCTTTTTTGTCCTCGAAGGCAAGCAGCGACAGCTCTTCTCGAATCTCCTCGGTCACCCCACGGGCGTTTTTCGGGTCCGCGTAGGTCTTGATTCCCACCGGTCCCGCTGACATGGCACCCTGCACCATGCCACCGATGCGCTTGCCCTGGCCTCGCTGCCTGGCGCCCCAGTCCTCTTCACGGGTGGGGATTTCAGCAGCGGCAATCATCCGGCCGTAGTCCGCCTTGCCCAGCGGGGGCAGCGCTTTGCTTGCCGTTCCCGCCGCGGCCGGGGCCTCTGACTTGCCCACGGCCGTGCCCTTGTGGCAGGTGAGATCCGGCGCGATGTGACTGGCTCCGCAGGGCTGGCCGCCGCCACCGGAAGGAGCGGAGAACAGATCACCCTGCCCTGGTGATGGCGCGGCCTTGCGGCTTGCATCCAGCCGCTCAAGCAAGGCGTCAATGCGTGCGCCCTGGCCCGCGCCAACTGCCAGCAGCTGCGCGATCAGGGCCTCCAGGTCGATCACGTCAGAGGCATCACGGCGGGCGGCTTGCGGCAACAGCGAACGGGCCTTGACCAGTTTCCCGCCCCGCACCAGGCCGACCATGGTGCCTTCCTTGTGGTCGGGATAGAACTCCGTGACATCGATGAACCCAGCCCGCTCGTAGAGCTTTCGACGCTTCCCTTCCAGGCCATCTTCATCCCACGGGTGGCAGACAACGAGGGCGTTCTCTTGCATTCCGGAGAACAGTTCCTTCAGCTCAATCGAGATGGCCTTCGCAAGCTGCCTGCCGACCTCAGGTTCAAGCCTTTCTCGGCGGTCGTAGTCGAAGCCGCTGCCATCGCCCACGCTGGTGCTGAAGCTCAGCTTGTAGACAGGTGCATCGCCCACCTCAACGCCCAGGGTGTGCACCCCCTCCTTGAGTGATTCGGAACCCCTGGTCACATCTTCCGCTCTGACCCGATAAGCGCCTTTATCAGATGTGAGAACAGCGCTCGCGGTGTACTCGCCATTCGGCTTGAGGTTTTCCCATCTGCGATACACCGAATCCCCCAGCTTCTTCTCGATGGCCGACTTGGGCTCGGCCGCTGCCGCAGCACCGGCGCCCTTGTGACAGGTGAGGCCCGGGGCGATGTGCGATTGCCCGCAGGGCTGGCCACCACCACTGGCCATCTCGGCGCGGCGGGCCTCCACGGCCGCATTCATGCTGGCCAGAAATGCCGGATCCCACTGGAACTCCTCATCCTTTCTGGGCTGTGCATCAAGCCGCCGCTCGAGCTCATCCATCCTGGATTCGATAGAGCTCGGCGCCACAGACACAATGAACCCCACCACCTCCACCCATTTGGGGCAGTGGTGGTGGGGCGACTTAATCAGCCGATGGGGCGGGCGAGGTGCAGATCCAGGTCGTAAGCAGGGCCGCTGCCAGGATTGGCCTTCTCGTATGCAGCCGTCTCGGCCCGCATCTCCTTCAGATCCTCATCGCTGTAGATGTCATCCAATGCCGGATCCCAATCATCCGACAGGCCTGGCTTGATCTTGACTCTGCTCACTTGGACCTCCTGCCGTACTGCCGGCGGAATGCAGACGCCTTAGCGGCGTCCTGACTCACTATACGGCCGCCCCTGTACTCCATGATGGACTCCATGGTCAGCCGGCCATCTGGGCCTTTGCTGGTCCCATCCTTGAGCACTGCGTAATCCGCGATCTCGGCCAGCCGCTCGAAGTTGCCGGGGATTGACCGGTAGGCATCTTCCACCACCACAGTGGGCACAAAGCGGCCGTTGCGATCTGCTCTCTTCTCCACCCTGGCGACACCCTCCTCAAGGGGGAGATGAGGCATCATCAGCATCACCTCGTAGCCACGTTTCTTCAGGTCGAGAATCATTGCTTCGTATTTGGGGCCGTTCTTGCCGGTGCCGTCCAGGATCACGTTGTAACCACCGTCGATGGCACGCTCTTTGATCTCATCCGCAATCATGGTCGAGCTTTCTTCGTGAGCCCTTGATGCAGCCTTTCGGTCAGAATTGGCCACTCCCATCAGATATTCGGGCAACATCTCTTTCACTGCATCGGGATCCACTGAAACGAAACCAGTCCTGTCCGCCATGATCTTGTTCAGCATGGTGGACTTGCCGGATCCGGGGCCGCCCATCATCACAACCGCCATGGGCCGCCCGCCGCTCCCCTTGCCTTCCTTCGATCCTTCAGCCAGGGCGTCATTGATGAGCTGAGCACGGTAGGCCTGCCTGCCCGGGGTATCCGGATGCGGCGGGCCCATGTGGCCCTCGAAATCTGCCAATCCAGGCGTGCCCGACTTCCACCTGCGCCTGGCTGGATTCTTCCCATCGATCTGGTTCAGCTCCCGATCAACCTCCCTCACCCGTCGATCGAGCTCTGCGAGTGCCTTGATCGCACGCGGGGTTGGGTGCTCCATCAGCGTGGCGCCGGTGCCATCCCGGTGCTTGCCCAGCATCTCCAGCCCGCCAGCGATCAGGGCATCACGGCGCTGCATGAGCCGGCTGACCCGATCCGATGGGCCGTGCAGCTTGCCGCCCAATGCCGTCTGGGCCACCCCACCACCAGAGATGAGCCCAGCGAGCTTCCCGGCGACAGCAGGGCCGGCCTTGACGCGGCAGTCCTTCGCCCTGCTGATGCAGGTGGACCCGCAGCCGTAGCCCACGCCGCAGTCCTTCCCCTTCCCGGTCCTGGCGCCGCCCTTGCCGGCGTCCATGCGGGCCTCAGCCTCGTGGAGGCCATCAAGCCGCTCAGCCGGCCAGCCCGTGAGGCCCTGCAGGTAGGCCCAGGAGGGGGCATCACCGCCGCGCAGGGATTCGGTCATGGCATCAAGCCGAGCCACACCCTCAGGGATCAGCGGGGCCAGTTCGATGCCGGTGCCGCTCAGCAGCCGGCCGCGATCGGCGCGGCCATCAGAGCGGGCCTTCTGCGAGCCATCCCGAAGGGGCTTGTAGAGGATTTCCTCCTTGGCCGGGTTGATGTCGTAGTCGAAGATCATCTTCCCCGAGCGGAAGCGGCCCGACACCTTCCCGCTGGCCTTCTCCGGGTTGAGGGTGAGCAGCTGAACCGGTTGGATCAGCTCGAGCAGGGCGTCCCTGACGATCGCCGCCATCTCCACCCTGCTGTCCATGCCGCGGCTGCCGTCAATGCTTCTGCAGTCTGGTCAGCAGCATTCAGGCATCTGGCTGCACAAAGGCCTCGTTCTCGGGTGTGGACGGGTCATCAGGGATGAACTCGCCGGCCTTCTCGTGCCCCTTGGGGTAGGTGGCCCGCTTGCGCTTGGTGATGATGGTGGCGCCGGTGGTGACGGCCGGTTTCTCCGGATCTGGCGAGGGTGCGGGGGGTTCAGTTGTTGCGGGGCCTGGCATCAACGGCTGCTGGTCGGTGCTTTCGCCGCTGCCGCCATCAAAGCCATCACCATCGCTCAGATTTTCGCCTGCGGGCTCATCGGCCTCCACCACCAGGGCGTGCTCCAGCGACTCCGCCAGGGCCACGTTGTCGGGGGCGTGCTCAGCCTCCCGCAGGGAGTGCTTCAGGGCGGCTTTCACTTGATGGATGCCATGGCGGCGGATCCAGCCAGCCAGATCCTGCAGGGCGTAGATGTCGTCAGCGAGGAGGGCCATATCGATGTGGCGGCAGTGCTGTGGTGTTCGTAGCAAAAACCCCGGGGCCAGCCCGGGGCATCAGTGCTGTACCGGCTGAAGCTAGAGAGCTCAGAACAACCCGAGCTGCAGAAGGGCGCCGGCGGCGTTGACCTTGCGGGCCTTGATGGCCAGCTCAGCGATCAGATCAACCCACTTCTTCATGGCCCCATTGGGGTCCATGATCACGACCTCGGGATCCTGGCCGAACAGCGGCGCGGTGGCCTCGACCAGCTTGGTCCGTGCCTTGGTCAGGTCGTACTTGGCCACCAGGGCAGGGCACATCTCATCAGCCATGTCGGCCGGCTTGAGGCCGGCGGCCCGCATCTCCAGGTTCATGCGGGCGCAGATGGCGGCGAATTGCTCGTCGCCGGTCATCCAGGCATATTCCCAGTCGAGGATCCGCTCGCCGCAGTCCCGCTGGCCGTCCAGATCGAGCTGATCGAAGGTGGGGATCTCCTGCAGGATGCGGGCGCCGATGGCGGCCTTCTTCTCCTCCAGCACCTCGGCCTTCGCCTGCTGCATGATCATCTCCTGCACCAGCTTGATGATCGCCGGGGTGAGCAGGGCCGCCATGGGCGGCTTCTTGAATGTCGCTTGGGCCATCTCAATCTCAGCAACGGAACGCCAGGGCCTCCCCCAGCTCCCATATTGTAGCAGGTAACTAGCAGAAAACCCCGGGTGGCCGGGGCGGGATCGATCACCAGCAGCTGCCGTCGATGCTCACGCTGCCGTAGTAGCGGACATCGAAGTAGTCGCTCATGCTGTCGCTGTTGTCCCGGTTCCAGCGCTTGTGGATGGCCTTCACCTTGGCCATCATCTCCACCACCTCTGGGGCGTAGCGCTCCTTCCAGGGCCGGCGGCCTTCATTGCCCTGCTCCACCCACTCGGCGTAGGGGATGAGGGGCTCGAGGCTGAACGGGGCCTCCTGAACGCGGATGTCGATGCTCTGGCCACCGCTGTAGCGATCGATCCGGACACTTGCCTTCACGCCAGGGCATTCGGCCTTGATGGCCTTCCGCATCAGCTTGGCAATCTCCTTGATGTCGAGGTTCTTGCTGGCGTCGTACTCGGCACCGCGCACCTCGTTGGCCGGGTCGCAGTAGGCCGGGATGAACCGCGGGGGGCAGGCACCTGCGTGGCAGACGGCCAGCTGGTCGCCAGCCTTGCCGGCCTCGAGCATCACGGCATCACGGCCGCAGCCGCGGACGCATTTACCCAGCCCCTGGGGGATCGGGACCATGCGCTTGGCGCCGAAATCGAAGCGGTACTGCACGCCGGGCACCGGGCGGCTGGCGCGGGCCGCTTTCGCAGCGGCGAAATCAAGAACTTGGGCCATGGGCAACCTCAGCAACGGAACGCCAGGGCTTCCCCCAGCTCCCATATTGTAGCAGGTATCTAGTGGGATTGGGCCTTGCGGCGGCGCCTGGTGGCCTGGGTGCGCTCCAGCGTCCGGGCCCGCTTGTCCGCCAGGCCGGCGGGGGTCTTCCAGAAGCAGCTCTGGCAAAGCCCGCCATAGCCCACCCGCAGCCGGCAGCCGCACGCGCAGCACCGCTCTGGCGGGGCCAGCTTGCCCTGCTTGCGCAGCCTGTAGCGGCGGTCTGAATCGGGGTCGTAAGGCATGGCAGCAGGTAGAGAGAAGCCCCGCCGAAGCAGGGCATGAACACGGTAGCGGGTTGATCGTGGTCGGGACCGGCTCACTCCCGATAGACGGCCTTCGCCAGTGCGTAGCCCTTGCGGTAGGCCTGGAACGCCAGGTTCGCCTGGTCGTTCTGGTAGACGTACCCCCGCGGCCACTGCTCCTTCGCCTCACGGTCCAGGCGGAAATGCCCGTGGAACTCAGTCTCGAACTGGTCGAGCACGTCGTAGTGCTCCTTGCTGGTGATCTGCATGTCAGAGAAGGGCAAGTTGAAGGTTTTCCTGGGCGGCGGGGGCAGCCGCGGGGGCAGGGCCTCCCTGGCGGCGGAGCTCAGCCTCCACCGCCCGCAGCACCTCCCGGTGAACGATCGGCGGCCGTGGGCACCAGTAGCCCTGGTCGTCCACGAAGCGGCCCTCCACGCTGCACCAGATCGCATTGCAATCGAGCATCTTCCGCTGGGCGTTCTGCTTGATGAAGCGGATCAGGTGGGGCATCTCCTCGCTGAAACGCTCCACCCGCCATGCGGCATCGCTCTGGCCGGCGCGGCCCTGGAACAGCAGGGGGCCGGCGCAGTCGCGGCGCTTCAGGCCGAGGGCCTTGGCCTCCTGCCACTGGGCCTCCCGCTGATCGACCCGCTGAGCTTTCTGCTGGTCGATCGCTTCCTCGGCGGCCTTGTGGAAGCCACGCCACCAGGCGGCCACCAGGTCTTCTGCAGGGATGTCAGCGAAGAGCCGCTCACCCTGCTCATCAACACCGATGCTGGCCTGGTAGGCCTCGTGGAACAGGGCCCGCAGGGGGGCCTCGAGCTCGGGGCGGAGCCGCCCGTGGCGATCACAGGGCGTGGGGCCCTGCTTCCCGTGGGCCTGGCGGCCAAGGGCCTCGGCCGCATTCATCCAGTCCTGGTAGTTCATCAGGCACCCCCTCCCCACATCGCGGGCTTGGCCTGGCGGCCGGCTGGCAGCACCCCGAAGAGGTGCCCGGGCCACCGGCCCCGCATTCCCTGAGCGACATCGCAAGCATCAGCCCGGCAGAAGGCGCGATCAATCTCCTCCGGCTCGTCGTAGCACTCCCGGTCTGGGTTGGGCACCCAGCACCAGACCACCCATTCTTCAGCCATTTCAAACTCAGCGACGGAACGCCAGGGCTTCCCCCAGCTCCCATATTGTAGCAGGTTGCTCGGTGGATCGGGCCGGCGCCGTGCGCAGTCCCATGCTGCGGGCCCAGTTCCGCCACTGAGCACGGATCAGCCCGTCAGGGGCACCGGTGAAGTCCGGGTCCAACCCCTCAACACAGGCCCGCATGGCACGCACCCGGCTGGGGTGGATGCCCCAGCATTCAGCTGGGGTCCAGCCCATCACCGGCGCAGTGCCGTGCTCAATGGATCCCCGCACAAGGGGCTTCAGCTGCTCAACCCGCCAGAGAGCGACCATCAGCAGCGAGCCTTGCCAGCGATTCCCCTGGCGAAGAGGGCCTCAGCCTCCTCGAGTGTCATCCCAAACTGCTGGCGGCCCTGCTGGTGCTTCAGCTGCATCAGCTGGTTCGCATCCCCCCGCGGACCTTGCCGTCGTAGTTCCGGCACTCCTTGCGAACGATGTAGGCCCCCTTCCAAGTGGTCAGGGCGTAGCGCAGTCCCGCCTGGTTGGCCTGCAGCTTGAGGGTCTTCTCCTTGGTCATTACTCCCCCTCCTTGGCCATGCGGATGTCGCTCGGCTGCATCCGCTCGGTGTAACCGCTTGGCATGCGGACGGTGACGCTCTTGGCGTTCACCCGCACCACTTCGCCGCAGCGGCCGAAGGCCAGCACGAACACCCGGGCACCCTTGGCGATCCCGGCGGCCTCGTTGCGCTTCGCGGCCCAGCTGTTGAGCTCCTCCCGCTTGCGGGCAGCATCACCGGCGTGGGTGTTGGCCATCCGCTCGAGCTGGGCAGCCCGCCAGCGCTGATCGGCGGCCTTCTGCTGGGCCTCGAAGGCGCGTTGCCCCGCCTGGCGGGCCCGGTCCCGGGCTGGATTGCGCCCCGGCTGGGTCCAGAAGGCTGGATCATCGGTGGGCCGGCTGGCCTTATAGCCGGCGGCGGCCTTGGCGTCGTTCTTCTCTGCAGCGGCCCGAAGCATTTCAGCCCTGGCGGCCCAGCGCAGTTTCTGTGGGGTGTTCATGGCTCAGTCCTCCACCCGATCCCAATCGAGGCGCTCATCGAGGCAGCCATCACACAGATGCACCCCATAGCAAGCCCGGCGCTCAGCGCCATCAGGCCATCGCTCAAGCCATGCCACCGGATTGTCGCCATGAACGACAACGCAGTCGTAGCAGGGGGCTGGATTTCCCATCTTCATTTCCAACAACGGAACAGCCAGGGCTCCCCCCGGCCTCCATATTGTAGCAGGTTCCTAGTAAAAAGGGGCCGAAGCCCCGGACGATCAGAACGGCAGGCGCAGCCTCTCGTGCCCTGCCCTGGCCCAGCTCCCGTAGGGCATGGTGCCGTAGTCCTGGTGCTCGAGGGTCATCTCGCCTGGTGGCGGGGGATCCCCAGCGATCGGCTCCCAGCGGGTCATGGCCCACCCGTAGCGGCCTTTCTCCCGGTGACGGGTGAACCATTTCCCGGCCTGGTTCTGAGCCCATTGACGCTCAACGCTGCTGCCCGTGCTGGTGCGCAGCTCAACTGCTTTTGCCATGGCGATCACCTCAACCGGCGGGGGGAATGCGGTAACCGTTGCGGATCAGCCCCTCAACAAACTCGGGCTGATCGACACCCCGCAGGAAGAAGGTCCGGGGCTGGCCGTCGGCTTCTCGCCAGAACATGCCGTTGTAGTTGCCCATGTTGTCCTGCTTCAGCCGGTAGGCACCGTGGCCTGGACCGAGCAAGACGACGATCTTTCTCTTGGCGCGGATCATGGGATCCTCCTTTCAACGGAACAGCCAGGGCCTCCCCCAGCTACTGAAGTGTAGCAGATTCCTAGTGGTGTTGCTTGGGCAGGCGCGGCAGCTGGGGGCCCGCTGCTCCGGCCGCACTGAACGGTGCTGACAGCTGGCGGCGGTGCATCTCCTCCAGCGCCTGCTGCCTGGCGTAGAAGCCGTCGAGCATCAACCGGGCGATCCGCTTCAGGTTCTCAAGGTCACCCGGGCGGGCCCCTTCGATCTTGCGGCGCCAGTTTTCACGCTGCAGGGCCAGGTGGAGCGGCAGATCAGGAGTCGATGCGGTCATCTCAGATCACGTATGACTTCGCCCGTCATTCTGCCCAGTGTGTGAAGCCCTGCTGTAGCTTCGACTGCAACCCGGTCGGCCCGCTGCTCCCTTGCCAGAGCAGCCCCATCAGAAGGAGGGCGGAACCTGGATCGCTGCTGGTGTTGTTACCCGACGGAACACAGCACCTGCAATCGCAGGCAGCGCCAGGAACTACTGAAGACCGGGCCGCCATTCACTCAGAAGATCATCAGCTGCCCGTCCGCCACCTTCGGCAGCCGGGCCCTGGGCCTCACCCCACCAACCAGCCGGCGGCGGTTCTCGCATGGCTCCGGAGCCAGCAGCACCAGCTCGCAGGCGCCAACCCGCAGGGGCTGGAACTCAGGCAGGTGCCCGTCGCGGTTGTCCGCCTTGTGGCGGAGCTGCAGCAGTGCGGCGCGATGGATCACCATCACCTCGCGCAGCGGCAGCCCCATGGCGGCCGAGATTTCAGCGAAGCTGCAGCCGTCTTCATGGCGCAGGCTCACAACCTGCCGGTGTTCGGGCAGCAAGTGTTCCATCGCCTGCCGCAGCCATTCGGCCTCCTCCCGTGCCACCAGCGCATCCGCGCCGTGGGCGTCATCAGAGGCCACCACATCAGCCAGCGTCAGCTCGCTGTCACCTCCTCGGTGGTGCGGCTGGGACAGGGAGAGGGTTCTGATCGCCTGGCCGGCCTCCCCCAACCGCTCGAGCGCATCGGCATTGAGGGCCAGGGCCTCAGCCAGCTCGTGGTCGGTCGGCTCCCTGGCGTGCTCCGCCATGAACTGCCCGATGAACCGCTTTGTGCGCCAGACCATCTTCAGGCAGTGGCCAGATACGCGGATGGTGCTGCCGTGCAACATCAGGGCCCTGGTCATCGCCTGGCGGATCCACCAGTAGCTGTAAGTGGAGAATCGATACCCGCGGGTGGGGTCATAGAGCTCAGCGGCACGGGTCAGCCCGAATGCACCCTCCTGGATCAGATCCTCCTGATCGAGGCCACGCCCCGAGAAGCGGCCCGCCACGGTCGCCACCAGCCTCATGTTGCCCTCCACCAGCCGGTTACGGGCCCGCAGGCCAGCACGCACCACACGCGGGGGGGCCGCATCGGGGCCGCCGGGCGACCAATCCAGCCACCGGCGGATCATGGCGCCCAAATGCAGCTGCTCAGCCGAGGAGGGGATCGGCTGGCGGCGGAAATCTTCCTTTGACCGATCGAGGCTCACACAGCTCTGAGCACCGGGCCGCCCGCATCCTATCGGCGCTTCATCTCGGATCCAAGATGCCTGCCCTGTTGGTATCCCTGATCTGGGACGTGCCTAACCTCGACTGGTGAGTGGAGATGCCGTGAGCAGCAGGGTGGAGGCGGCAAACGCGGCGATCGAGCGAGCCCGGATGGACGGCGCCCTGATGAATGCCCTGACCGGCCTGGGCACCGGCAAGGACCGCTCCAGCTACATCGATGTGGGCGGCGTCGAGATGCTCGACGAGGGCCGTCTGGACTCGCTCTACATGACCAGCTGGCTCTGCCGGCGGGTGGTAGAGCTGATCGCATCAGAGGCCACCAGGGCCGGGTGGGACATCTCCCTTGGCGATGACACTGCAGCGGCCAAGCGGCGGAGCGACAAACTGATCGGCGCCGGTGATCAGCTGCAGCTGCGCTCTCACATACAGGAGGCGGCCCGGCTGGCACGACACCACGGTGGTGCGGCCGTGATCATGGTCTGCGATGACGGCTATACCCCGCTGGATGAGCCGATCAACTGGAAGCGGCTGCGGGCCGTCCGGGGGCTCTATCCGATGGATCGCTGGCGGCTGTGGCCGGCACCGGGCTATTCCGGGGTCGGGATGCCGGAGAAGTACCAGTTCAACGTCAACCAGGACGCGGACCTCAAGCGTGCCGGGATCGATGCCGCAACGGTCACCATCCACGCCAGCAGGCTGCTGCGCATCGAAGGCGAGCCGGTGCCCTGGCGCCTGAAGCCACACTTCCAGTGGTGGGGTTGCAGCTGCCTGCAGGTGCTCTGGGACATCTTCAAGCGGTTCGAGACCGGCATGGTCTCCGCTGCTGATATCCTCCACGACTTCGATCTGGTCACACACACCATCCCGGGCCTGAAGTCGATGCTGGGGGCTGGGCAGGAGGGCGTGCTGCGCCAGCGGCTCGAGGTGAACGCCATGGCCCGCAGCGTCTACGGGGCCTACATCCTGGGGGACGGGGAGGAGTTGAAGAACTTCACCCGCACCGCCGCCGGGATCAGCGACATCCTCGATCGACTGCGTGATCAGATCACCGGGGCCACCAGGATCCCCCACACAAAGCTCTGGGGGGAGAGCCCATCAGGGCTGGGGGCCACCGGCCGCAGTGAAGATCGGTCACTCGCGGCTGATGTGGCGACCTGGCAGGAAGATCACCTGCAGGGGCCCCTGCGGCAGTTCTACGGCACGCTGATGCGCTGCAAGGAGGGTCCGTGGTCGGGCGATCCCCCGGATGAATGGCGGGTGGGGTTCAGGCCCACCTTCACCATGACCGATGACGAGAGGGCAGATCTGATGGGCAAGATGGCTACAGCCGATGCGGCCTACATCAATGCCCAGGTGCTCAAGCCCAACGAGGTGGCCCTGGCACGCTTCGGGCGGGCGGATTACAGCCTCGACACAACCCTGATCGATCGGGAGTCTGATGGGTCAATCCCCCAGGAGGAGCAAGACCCTGGCCAGATCAGCTTTGGGGGTGACTTGGCGCCGCCTGATCCCAACGCACCGGGCGACGCTGCTGCAGGAGAGCAGCCTGGTGGGCCACAACAACAGCAGCAGCCGGGCGCTGGTGGTGACCCGGGACAGGCGCCGCCGGCCGCAGGGCCGCCCCCCCGACAGGACGCCGCAGAGGGGGCCTGCTGTGAATCCTGCGCCGCCGGCAAGGAATGCGAAGAAAACTGCCCCGCCAAGGGGGGCTGTGGTGATGAGGACGATCCGGAGGAGCACGAGGACGGTGGGGATGATCCCTCCAAGCACAAGCACCCCGACAAGGTGGGGCAGGTGATGCACCGCTGGAAGCACGGCACCCTCCACAGCGGCACCGGTGTGAAAGGCGAGCACCGCGGGGAGGTAGATCACCCCACAGGGCGAGATCAGGCCATCGCCATTGCCCTCTCCATCGCCGGCAAGAACAAGCGGCCCAGGGGCCAGGGCCGCCGCCGCAATGTCCGGGCTGATGCCCTGATCACCCCAGGCCGCCAGGTGATCGCCGGCGTGCCCGTTGATGTGCGGGAGGACGGCACCGGCCAGCTGGTGGGCCCCTACGGGGTGAGCACCGCCATCGAAGCCGCCATCGGCCTTGATGATCGTGGGATCTGGGAGGTGACGGGCCCACAGGGGAGCGCCATCCTGCTCGGCGTCGAGGCCCGGGAGGATGCCGCGGCCCTCGCCGGTGACGGCCGGCAGGTGCGGCCCATCGATGCGCTGGACCTTGCCGCCATGGGCGTCAGGTGTGACTGCTACGGGGATCCCTGATGACCCAGCGCCAGCAGGAGCTGGCCCAGGAGCTGACCGACCAGCTGCGGG